CTGCGCTATGGGTGCTGCAAGCTGCGCACGACGGTTCCACGATTCCACCAAGATCGGCCTAGCATCATCCATCAAAGAGTAGCGCAGGCTGGTGCTTGATCCGCAGCCGGTGCATTCAATGAAGTTTCCGCCATCTTCGGTAGCGCCAAACTCAGCCTTCCCCGCGCAAAACGGACAGGGTTTCAGTTCATCGCGCATTTTTCCACTTGCGGCGGCAAGGGCGATGGCGGCATTCTGCATTTGGAACAGGCAGCGTTCCAGTACGGCAATGCGCTTCTCCTGCGCTGCTGCGGACGCGCCCAGCAAAGCATGAGCAAACGCTGCCAACGCCCACGGGCTAAATTCCCAATGTTCGCCTACCTTCTGCCCATGGATATTCGCCGTCGCTTCGATTTCTTCCTTGGTCATTTTCTTCTCCGTTCCACACGTTATTCTGAATTTACATTATACTGTGGAAACGCTATTTCTACACACTATTCTGAAAAGCCAAAAAATGAAACTCGATTTGCAGCTAGGCGATTGCCTAGCGAGCATGGCCGACATGCCAGACGCAAGCGTGGATTTGATTTTGACGGACCCTCCATATTTCAAGGTCAAAAATGAACCTTGGGACAATCAGTGGGATAAGCCGCAGCAGTTTTTGAGCTGGCTTGACACGGTGCTGGCGCAGTTTCAGCGCATCCTAAAGCCTAACGGCAGTTTGTACCTGTTTGCCGGGCCGAAGATGGCTGCGCAGGTGGAATGCCTGATTTCTGAGCGGTTTAATGTGTTGAATCACGTTGTCTGGAATAAACCAGACGCAGCCGGCGCAGAAAAAGGCGCAAAGGGAGGCAAGACGCGAGCCTATGTGTATAAAAGCGAGCGCGTCATTTTCGCTGAACAGAAAGAAACTTTTGCAAAAGTTATCCGGGCGCAGCGGATGGCAAGAGGATTACGCGCCGCAGATGTGGATATTGCCTGCGCCCCATCACGCAAGCCAACAGGTCTTTGCTATCGCTGGGAACATCCATACAGCCACGGCGGTTGCGAGCCGACCATTGAGCAGTTTGTTTTATTCAAGGCGTTGATTGATCCAGCGGCCAGCCGCGCCACAGCGGAAGCCGAATATGCCGGCCTACGCCGCACGTTCAAGGTAGCAGAAACAGGGCGACATGCGGATGTGTGGGATTGTGCGCCAGTTAGGCCTTATGCAAACAAACACCCCTGCGAGAAACCGGCCGCAGTACTAGAACACATCATTGCAGCCAGCTCCAATCCAGGCGACACCGTACTGGATGCGTTTATGGGAACCGGCAGCACCGGCATTGCCGCCATCAAACTAAGTCGCGCCTTTATCGGCATTGAAAAAGCCCCGCAGCATTTCGCGCAAGCAGCTGAGCGCACCCGAGCTGCAGTGCCGCAGGCGGCGAACGATGGCGAAATCTTGCGGCAAGGCACGCTACTATTTCGATAAGGCCCATTATCGGGATAGGCGCAATTGCTGGCGGAAAACAGGGCGCACCAGTTATCAATATATCGATTTAAGCACCTACTTTTGAAAGGCTGGACATGACGAACGAACAGATCACCGCCGCATTCAACGCATTCCGTGCCGCCGTGAAATCGGAGCGCATGGAAATCAGCTTCACGCCGGCAGAAGCATTCCGGGCTGGCGTCAAGGCTGCGCAGAATGCTGCCGCACCCATAGCGCAGGCGCCGCGCAAGCTAACCATGAGCATGTTCGCTACCGTTGCCGATCTGGAGGCTGCCAAGGCCGCACAGAAAGCGCAGCCAGCGCCAGCGCAGGGCGAGCCGGACGATGCGAAGGATGCCGCTCGGTTTCGGAAGTTGTGCAAAATACTTGGGGATGACGGGCTTGGCGCGGCACTGGATGCGCGCCTGATGCTGCCCGAGTGAAATAAGCGATAACGAGTCTTATGTCGAAACTTAATTAAAAGGAAACAAAAATGGAACCACTTGACTACCTTGATACGCTGATTACTGGCATGGAGATTTCCAGCATTCCAATACAGAAATCTGAATTGGAGCTTCTGCGCACCTTCATGCTAATGAAGTCCGGACTCCGCGCGCCAGCGCCAGCGGGCCGTGCTGCGCGCAAAGACATGCTGAATATTCTTTATGTAAACTGACGTTTTGCCTGTCGGCACTCCCGCGGAAGTACAAAAGTACTATTGCCGTTTAGTTGCAAAAATAATACCGTTTGTAGCCTAACAGTGAAAGCGAACAGATGGATGCCATCCAAATAAGTGAATTTTTCATGCGGGAATCGCAAAGAATGATTGTCGCAATTGCGATTTCTTTTCTGGCTCCAGCGCTCGTTGCTCTCGTGTTTAACGCGATATGCCGGCGGACAAGAAGCCGGCCGGCAAATCGGCAGCGCCTCGTAGAAGTGAAACTCAATTCATTTCTTTTTCTTCTCGATATTATATTTGTCGTGCCCGCCTTGATGGTGACAACTTCCTTCATCCATAAACTGGCCGATGGCAGCAGCCTGCTAAGCCTGCATAGTTTCGATTATGTCGCCCCACCGCTGGTGGCTATCGCAACAGTGTTCATCGGTGATTTTATTAGTTATGTGCGACACAGATGGGAGCACAGCCGATTTTTATGGCCCGCCCACGCGATCCATCACAGCGACAAGGCCATGACCTGGCTGACAATTTTCCGCTTCCATCCCTTGAACCGTTTAACATCAACAATAATTGATTCAACCGCGCTCCTCGTTATTGGCTTCCCAGCCTGGGCGGTCGTAGTTAATGGCCTTGTCCGGCATTATTACGGGATGTTCATCCACGCAGACTTGCCTTGGACATACGGATTTATGGGGAAAGTCTTTGTCTCGCCAGCCATGCACCGCTGGCATCATGTGCTGGAGGGTCGCGGCATTTATAGCAACTACGCCACTGTTTTCTCGGTCTTTGACCGGGCATTCAAGACATTTTATTTGCCAGGCCCCTGCAATAACGAACTCGGCATATCGCAGCGAATTGACACGGAGGTCGGCGCGCAGCTCGCATTCCCGTTCAAAGAGTGGGCAAAGCCATGGATTTCTTTAAAGCAAAGAGCGCGCCAACTCAGCGATTAGCTAGTACTTGGCCTTCAGGTAGTGCAGCGGCACATACATCGGGTCAAACTCGCCATCTGCCACGTTGTGCAACATCACGACGCCATGCCAGTGCCGATTCCCCTGTGCGTTCAGATAGGCTTCCTCATGCTCATAGCAGGAGCCGGCAATGATGGAAGTCATGCGCTTGCCGTCTGCACGGTACGCGCTGGCTGTGGACAGTCCCTGCTGATGGCCGGCGACCGTTGACATCATCTTCTTCGTCAGCTGCGCCTGCGCCGACGCTGCCGGGCGCCCCATGCTTCCAGTGCAAAAGTAATGTGAAAAGCACACGCCGTTGATGGTGATAACCTCCAGAAACGGCACGACTTCCCACCCGTAATGCTCTAGCTGCAAATCATCAACGCCGATTGTGCCGTCCAACATGGCATTCTCGCTGACGGCACGATCTACCCTGTATTCGTGGTTGCCCAAGGTGATGACCATGCGCGGGCGATAGATGCTCTTTTTGTTCCGGCGCCGCATCAGATTGTAGTTGCGCATCGGCCCCAATAGCGCCTCCTGTGCATCGCGCCCTGCCTTTATGTCTGCCTTGTAGCGCCTCCCCTCGAATGACAGTTTATTGCGGTCCCATGCGCTGAGTGATTCAAAATCGGCCAGGTCCCCGGCGTGAACGATCACATCGGGACGCTTGTCGAGAATGTACTCACCTATGCAGCGGAGAAAGTCGAAGTCATCACCAGGCCGCGCCTGCGTGTCAGGTATGAACAGAATCTTAATGGCTATCTCCCCATTTGACGCGCCCAAGAAATAGCGGCGGCGGGCAGCGCTTTAGCTTCGGGTCGACCGGGCTGAACGCAATCAGCCGGCGCTGGCGGTGCAGGTAGAGGAAATGGGGGAAGCGACCGTAGTGGCTGCGGCGCATGACGATATAACCGGCGTCGCCCCGCTTCGCCCTGCGCAGGTACAGCGCGACAGCAAAGAACAGGCAATTGCTGCGCATGGAATCACCGCACGGCCTCAATCAGCGCCGAATGCATCGCCCGGCACTCGTTGTACAGGCGGCCGACCTCAATCATTTTCCGCAGGACGATTGCGCCGGTCTTTCCTTCCAGTGGAGTCAGCGCCGGGCACTCTTGCACCAGGTTGGCCGGGATCGGTGGCATCCGCGAAGGTGGCGTTGACGTCGCGCACGCCGTCATCGTCATAAGCATCGCGCAGATAGATAGGCCGGTCGATGTACGTTTGAACGCGCTTCGTGATCGTGCGATAAACAACCTGCTTTTCATGCTTCGCCCTTTCAAGGTCGGCAGAAACTTGGTTCAATTCGACGGTGCGTGCCTGGTACGCTTCGGCGGCTGCCAGTTCTGCGGCGACAGCCTTGGCTTTGTAGTGGTCGGCGGTGAGCTTCACAGCAGGGCCGGCGCCAATGACAATGCCCACCACTAAGGCGATGGCGGCCAGGTTCATTGCGCCGCCATGCAGGTTTGATAGCGGCCTTGGCTGCGGGTCCACACGCCCCAGCAGCGTTTGTTCGGCACGCCGTTAATGAGCGTCGAGCAGTCGTAGCCGGCCACCTTCTTGTATTCCAGATAGGCGGCGCATGACTGCGCGTAGCGTCCCGCATTCGCCTCGCTCGCCATAGAGGACCGGCACAGCGCGCCAGTGCCGTATTGGTAGGAGAAATCGACCATCAGGTCATATTCGGCTTGGGACAGCGGCGCCGTTATGCAGGACTTGATGCCCCGTTCGTCTTTCTGAATGTGCGCAAGGCTGCGCGCCACCGCCTTCTGTGGCGTGATGGTGTCGCCCATCTCGACGCGCGTTCCATCCTCGCGGACAGTCGAGCCGAAGCCGACCGTTGGCACATCGCCCTTCACCGGAATCACGGCCTTGTCCGTGTAGCCCTCATGCCCGACCAGCGCGACGAAGGCGGCAGCGGATACCGACAGCGCGGCCACCGTGGATCTACTTGGCCGGAACATTAGTGATTTCCTGTTGCGCCATCACCCGCGCGCCCACGGCCAGCATCGACACGACCGCAGCAATGGCGGCGAACAATCCGGCAGGCACGCCAGTCGGCTCAATGAACTGCGCCGCTACTTCCACTCCGCCCAGCAATGCCGCCGCGATGTTGAATTTCACGGACCACGCCTTGCTGATAATCGTTTTCCAATCGTCAATGAGCTGCATATCGTTCCTCAGTAATGGATCGCGGTATGGAAAACGCGCCGCAAGTTGGCATCCGATAAAACTTCGGCGCGGGTGTACGGCAGCAGGTAGGTCGCCACCCACGCCAGGTACGCGGCCACAGCGGCGGCGCAGATGGCAACGCGGATCATTTGCCCCCGTCCCTTTTCTTCCTTGCCCACTCAAAAATCTGAATCAGCAGCCAGATGACCGACAGCAGCGACGCCACCGAGGGAAGCCAGCCCACAAGGGAGGAAAACGCGGTTGCTGCTGCGGCTGCGTCTAGGCCGTGTCGTACCTGGTCTGTCATGGCGCCCTTTCGGTCGGCGTAAAAAAGCCGGCAACTAGGCCGGCTGGTTGGGTGCCGATCAGCGCCGGCTTGGTCTAATCAAGCGTTCGGGAAAGCAGCGGTCGGCGGCGTGAACGTCCCCTGATAGCGGGCAATTCCTTTCGTAATGCGAAGCTCGTCGATATAACCTGTCACTTTGACCCCGCCGGCCACATTTCCGATGGAGAGGGTCGCTGTGCTATTGAAGGCAGCAGTGGAGCGGGTCGCCGATGCCGTCACTGCGCCATTAACATAAATTCGCACAACGCCCGCTGCATCACGATCCGCGGCGATGTGATACCAGGTGTTGAGCGTCGGGCTGAATGTCGCGCCGACGAACCCGGTGCTGGTAGTGCCGTCAGTTGAGAAGGCAAAGCCGACCGTGCTGCCAGAGTGGCCGAAAAACCAACCGCGATTTGACGATGCCAAGCCGTTTTGCGAGGCAATGGTTGTCAGGTTGCTGGGCGCGGCGGTGTAATAAACAAACGCTTCCACTGTGAAGGGGCCGGAGTCAAACCACCAGTCATTGCTGTCCGCTGACGTAACTGCGCCAGAGCCGGCTGCAGTCATGTTGAGCGAAGCCGACCCGAACTTGGCAATCGAAGTCGAAAGGGCAATAGATGCCCCCAGTGTCAGTGTGTGCGCTTGCGGCGATGAATCGACGGTCGTCGTTTGCCCGTTTGCGCCATCGAAATGACACAGCAAGACCGTGCTGGAAAAGTACGGATCGGTCAGTCCGGTGGCGCCTCCAAACAACGCCGGGCCACAGGTAAACATTATGCAAACCCCTTGCTCATCTGGCACAGCAGCGCGGCGCCGTCGTAGTAGCAGGACATGAAGTCCTTGGCGCCGGCCGCCGTGGAAAGAACAGGCGCCGTTCCGCCGGGGAATTTGAACAGGGAACCATACGCCAGCGTGCGCGAGCCGGTGCCATCCTGCGTGATGGCAAAGTTCAGTATCATGCCTTCGGTCAGGTTCGTCGGGTTCGCCAGCGTGCCATTCGTGGCGAGCGTGAGCTTGAAATTGTTCGACAGGCTGGCGTCCGTGGAGACTGTTGTGCCACTGGTAAGCGCAGATGCCGCGACCGACTGGTTCTTCGTGAAGGCATTGACGGTGCCGATCGTGACATAGAGCGTGTCAAAATAGCTTTTTAGCGCTGCCTTGATGTTCGCCCAACTCAGCTTTTTCAGCACGTTGGATGCAGCGCTATCCATCAGGCCGATCTGGTCCGCGTCAGCTGGCGTGACTTTGGAAGCGGCGCCATTGATCAACGCCCCAATTGTAGCGGCGGTCTCGGCACCCCCTCCCGCTGGGGAGTACCGCGCATCGCCTTCGGTCTGCGTCAGGTAAGTCGGATGCGGATCCGATGCCGCAACGTGCGCCGCAATAGCAGCAGCAGGGTCGCCGCCGGTGACGATCCATGCCGAGCCGTCCCACGCATACACCTTGTCTTCGTCATTGACCCATAGCCGCACGCCCTCGATGGGCTGCCAAAACTTCCACGCGCCGCCGAAGTAATGCGCAATCTTGCCGGCCTGCCCCGACCAGGCCGCTGTCGGACTGGCGGCAACGATGTAGGAATCGCCCGAAACCGGGGAAGTGGGCGGCGCGGCCAGCGCCTTCGACAGCACGCGCACAAGCCGGCCTTCGATCTGCCGCAACGCGGTGTTGTGCGCAACCTCCTTCTGCGATTGCGAGGCGAGGATTTCATCCAGCCCGAGTATTTCTGTCGTCATGCGGGTTCCTTGGTATTAGACGGGCAGCTTCGTGAAGTTCACGCAGTCCGTGGATGTCCAGATAAAATTGTTCGCTGCGACGCCGGCCTGATTGATCGTGGTCAGCACCGTCGAGCCGTTCGTGACGGTCGAATAGCGGTACTCGCCCAGGTGCGGGCGCTCGGTCCAGGTCACGCCGTCCGTGCTGGTCGCGCTGACGTTGCTGCCGGTCGCAAGCCAGATGCTGCCGCAGCGCACGACTTCCGCAAGGAAGGAGCGCGTCGGCTTGGCAAAGCTGCCGGTGAAGCTGACATCGGTCCAGGTCGCGCCGCCGTCCGTGCTGGTGGCGATGTAGGGCTGCGAGCGGATCTGCGCCTCGTTTTCCGGTGCGCCGTCTGCCATGTGCAGCTTGCGCCCCACCACGACGAAGCGGCCGCTGTTGTAGGCTAGATCACTGACCGCGCCCCAGTAGCCGCTGCCGGCATAGGTGTATCCGGTATGCGGCAAGTCCACCCGCGACAGCGCGCCCAGGCTGGTGCCGCGCAAGATGACCGGATACTGACCATCGATGAAGCCGGCGACGACATAGTGTGTGCCATCGAATGCCGCCGACACCAGCGTCATCATCGACCGCCCGGCCGGCGACGAGCCATCATCCGCCTCCGTCCAGGTCAGCCCATCCGTCGAGGTAACAATGATGCCGCGCTCGCCGACCGCCACGAACTCACCATTTAGGTAATGCACGCGGCTGAACTGAATGCCGCCTTGCGTTTGATGCAACGGGAAATCCCACATCGGCTGTCTGGTCCAGGTCGCCAGGTTGTCGGTGCTGACGCCGAACCAGCCGCTCCACGCGACATGCTTCCCGGCGCCATGGGCCATGCTGCCGTGACCGCTGCCGCTGGCCGGCGCCAGCGTCCAGCTGGAGGTGCCGGTCGTGCTGGTCATCAGCCGCTGCGTGTCGGTGCCTGGCGTGTCATCCGGCCCGTATGCTTCGGCGACGAACTTCGTGCCGTCCCACAACTTCGCCATGTACGGCGCCAGCGGGCGTGCATACACGGCAGGAGGCGGCACGGCGAACGGGTCATCGGTCAGCACAGTGCCGCCGTTGACTGCCACCCGCTGCGCCACGCCTGCGGCAAACAGCGCGAATTTCTGCGAATACTGCAGATAGGCCGACGCCTGGTTTTCAAACTGGAAGCTGTCGAGGTCGTACAGCGTGAAGGTGTCGGCCGTGACTTCGCGCACCTGATTGAAAATCAGGAAGTCCCGGAACCCTGGCGCGCCGGCTGCGGGTGGCGCCGCGTCTGCATCGCCGAATGGGCCGATTGGGCTATACCCCTGCTGGTAGATCAGCTCAGGCATGTCCTGCCGCCATACATAATCGCCAACCTGCAGCCCGTGTGCCGGCGCCTCGTAGATCAGCGAACTGCGGATATAGTACGGCCCGGTGATGACCGTGCTGCCGCCATTGAGCGTGTAGGGCGAGCCGGACTGGACAATCATCCGCACCGACTTGACCGCAATCAGTGCTGCGCTTGCCCCCGGTGCGCCGGGCGTTGTCGGCGTCTGCTGCGGCGCCGGCACGTCATACGCAAAGGCCGACCCGTCCGACGCCACCGTGACGCCGATGCCCTGCCCGTAGTCGCCATTTCGCTGCGCGACACGCACCTGGAACGTGGCCGGCACATACCCAAAGTCCAGCGCCGCCATCGCGCCGGTATAGGCGATGGATTCGTCTGTTACGGAATACGTTTTTACTGCGGCGCCGCCTGCCGTGAGCAGCGTTACATCGAAGGCGATGAACGCCGCATCGCGCACGACATCGCCGCCGTCACGCCAGCCGCCGCCGACGATGCTGCGGCCGGCCCATGAAATCAGGTAGCCATCCGTGGCCTGGTCGACGCGCAGGTTCGCCACGCTGTACGGGCGCAGCCGCAGCCGGGTATCCGTGAACGGCACAGCCGAGGCGGTGGACAGCGCTGCGCGGAAGGCGGGCGCCTTGTACAGCCGCTCAATGCCGGCATCGTCCGCGCCCGGATCATAGAACTGGATGCCGCCCGCGCTGAGCATGACAAAATGGTCGTTAAGCTGGTGCGTGCCCGCCGCCCATTCGGTCCCCTTCCTGCCGCGTAGAAAGCCGGTGAGCGTGTAGGTCAGCGGTGCGATCAGTTCGGCGTTGCGATACTGGATGATCTCCTGGCGGCCATTCACGCCAAGCGCGAAGGCGCCGGCACCTTCCAGAATCTGCGCCGTGCTGTAGTTGATCAACGTGCTGCCCGGCCCAACCGTGACTGTCAGCGAGTTGCCATCGTCAAAAATATCGCCGCCTGTGAAATCGCCCAATACGGTCGTCGCGCGGCCGATGACCGCGGCTTCCGCCTGCGAGAACAGTGCGCCGTAGGTCGAGCCGGCGTCGGTCGACTTGAACAACTGCGCGCCGGGCCAGCTTGCAGACGTGCCGGCCATCGCCACCGGGAAGCCTTTGCCGGCGTCTTGATCGCGCAGCAGCGGCAGGTCCATGAGTTCCAAGACGGTCGTGCCGGGCGTGGGAAGCGACTGCTTGACGTAATTCGTCGGTGCTGCGCCCGCCCCGCTTTGCGTATAGACCGACACGCCCTCTTTCTTCGCTTCCCATTCAATGATTCCGTTGGGTTGCTCGCGCTTGGTCAGGATGCGCGCGGTGTAGCTTGCCTCAGTCGTCGGCAGCGTCACCAGGTCGGTCGGCTCCAGGTGGGCATATTCCCGCGTGGTGGTGAATTTGTAGCTTTCGTTGAGCCATAGCGCATACAGGTTGACGATAGCGACTTGCTTCGCCTTCTCGGCATCCATGACAATCGGCAGCTGCAGGTTGACGCGCTGCTTCGTGTCCTTCGTGATCCTGCGGTCGTACTGGTTGCCGATCAGGTGATCCGCATCCACGTCTGGATACTCGACATCGACCTGCACTGGCAGCTCCATGTCCTGCGCGCGCACAACGCTCACGCTATCCGGCAAGTCGGCGCCAAACTCCCGAGCACTCCGCGATTCCATCGGGATCAGGGCGGGCGCATTGATGCCGCGCTTGACGAATTTCAGCGTATCGTCCGACTCGACCGCATCGAAATAGAACGCCTGCTGCAGCGGCTCAATCGCGGCGCGTGCGCTCATCTGGCGCGGCACGATATAGCCGTCCACAAGGTCAGTCAGTTGCGACACATCGATGTCGGCGTCGTCCAGCCCGGCCCGGTTGCAGATGTCGCCCACGATCTGCGACAGCGGAATCTTGGCCGGCGCGAGCGCGCCTCTCAGATTGATTTTCCAAAGCGCCCCCGGCGATCCGTTCTCGCTGACGAAATAGTATTCGGCGCTGCCGACATCGATGGAGGTGCCGCGGAACTGCCCGACCAACACGCCGGCTTCGGCAATCGTGCCGGTCAGGGCGCCCGACTCTGGCGAGTAGGCATTCAGCCCGGTGCCGGCATCGACATAGATCGTGTCGTCGGCCGCGTTGTAATGCATGCCCTGCACGCCAGCTACGGTGATCAGTGTTGAGAGCGTATAGACGGCCAGGTCGATCTTGTAGACGTTTGCCGAGCCAACGCTCGCCCAATACAGAGCATTGCGCGTGGCGTCATGGGCGAAGCGGTGGCCTTGAACCGTGCTGCCCCAGGCTGGGTTGTAAACTGTCGCCGCGGTTGTGTCGGTCGCAAAGTCTGCAATCGTCACCCAGTTTCCAAAGCCGGCCAGTGCCGCTTTAAAAATATCTGGCATCTCCAGCGAGAAGAAAACGTAATGCGGCACCGAAATTCCCGACGCGGTATTGGTCGGATACATCACGCCCCCCGCACCGACGCCGTTATTGACGAAGCCGTACAGCACCAGCCCGTTGGCGACCACGGTGCCGAGTTTGCTGATGGCGCCTACATAGCCAAAATTGGTGGACGCGCCGAGCGCATAGGTTGCCGGGTTGATCGGCGTCGCGCCCGCTACGCCGCCGCTCTGCGAGTGCCCGACCCATATCTCGCCAGTAATTGACGTAATGGACGTTCCGGCATAGGGCAGCGCAATCGTCTGGATCAACTCTCCGCCCGGCAGGCTGTAGACATAGACGCTGCTGCCGCTGACGCTCCACAGCGTCTGTTCGCCGGTCGACGGGTTCGTGTACAGGCGCGTCATGCCGCCATTGCCGAGACGAACCGGCGGCTCATTCGATGCGTCGCCCTCGGTGATGACTTCGAACTCGAACTGGGGCGGCCGGTTGCCGGCGTCGGTCAAGTCGTAATCCTCGAAAACGACATAGGCAGACCCGAGATATGCGGGACTTGGGCCGTCCGTCGCTTCAATCAGCGGATCGGCTTCCTGGTCCTCAGTGCCGAGGTAAATACGCATGGCACCGATTGCCGGGTCTTTGTTCGGGCCGGTGCTGTTCGCGCTGGCATCGTAGACAAGTTTTTTGTTCGCCCAGATGCGGCGCACGCCGGCAATCGGGCCTAGCTCCGAGCGGTCGGAGATCAGCACCGCGATGCTGCAGGAATAGGTGTGCGTCGATACCTCGCCCTTGTCGCCGCCTGATCCTTCTGTGTCCTTTAGCTCCAGCGCCTTCGGCCAGATGACCGTGCCGGCGTGCCTGTTGACGCCCCATTCAACCGGGATCGGCGAGCCGTAGCTCGACATCTGCACGCGCAAGTCGTCCAGGCGCGGGCCTTCCACCTTGGCGGGGTCAATTGCGGCCCCGACTGCGCTGCCGATTGCCGCGCCCATAAGCACGCTGCCGCCCGGAATGAGATAGCCGATGACGGCGCCTGCAATGGCGCCGATGCCCTGACCTGTCGACATTTATTCAATCCCTCGGTACTGGTAGGCGCCGACAATGCGGCGGCGCCATGTTTCATCGATGCCGTGTTCGGCGACCTTGCGTGCCTGGTAATACACATGGATCAGGCCAGGACGGCCGTTAAGATCGGTCAGAATTCCAACGTGCTGCGGTTCGGTTTCATGCGCGAATTGCATCAGCAGAATGTCTCCCGGCTGCGCGCTGGCAAGCGGGATCGGGTCGGCATAGAGCGCCAGCGATTCCCGGACGATGCCGCCTGCCGGCCGGCGGCCATAGCCTTTGAATCGTTCTGCCGCTGCCCGCCATCCAGTCGGCTCCAGTCCGAGTTCCGCACCGACGCCGCGCACCATGCCGCCGCAGTCCGTGCCGACGCCCTTCAGGCCGGCGTGGTGATGGCAGCGCGTGCCGATCCATGACCGCGCCTCGGCGATCACTTGCAGCCTAGTCGCCATCGTGCGATTCCCAGTCGAGGCCAATGAAGGTCGGCTCGCCCTGCCACTTCTGAAACGACAGGTAGACGACGCCGGAATCCTTGGCCGCGCCGCCGTGCCATTCGCCAGCCGGCACGCGCACCAGATTTGCCAGCAGGCTGCCGCGATTGTCGGCAAAGGCGCGATGATTGACGCCGCCCGTAACGCCGCCGCACAGGATCACGTCAACGCTGTCGACGCGGTTGTGCCGGTGGGCCGGCGCCTGGCAGTTCGGCAGGCCGACGAGCATTTCGACTTGCCAGCAGCCGGAGCGGAACAGGATGCACGCCAGCCCGAAACGCCCCGGCTGTGAAGGGTGCGATGTCGGCGCCCATATGCCATCGAGAACCGGGCGCAGCGTCAGGCGTCCATCGCGCAGCATGTAACGTGCAAACGCCTTCACGCTCTTGAAAGCGTCGTCTGCGAACTCGGTCATTCTGGCCCCCTGAACATCTGATCCTGACCAGGCACGGATGGGAAGCCGCGAAAACGGATGATGTTGTCGAACTTGCCGGCGCAGTCCTCGGTAGCGCGCTTGAGGCAGCCGACATAAATGATGGCCGTATCGCCGACTGCAATCGGGTACGGCATCGCTTCCTGCAATTCGAAGTCGCCGCCGGCCAGGTGTGTCTTGATTTCCTTGCTCAGCCCGGCATTCGCCCCGGTCAGCCATGCGACCTTGCCGCCGTCGCACTGCCCCTCGCTGATCGCCATGGAAGACGCTGTGAAGCGCCTGGCATCAACCGTGAACGTCACCGGCACGCCGGAGAATTTCCAGACGCCCTCGGTCGCCGTGACGCCGCAGCGCGTATCGAACAAGTCGGCCCTGCAGGACGGCGAGACCACCTCGCCCAGCGTCTGCTGCAGGCGCTGCGTGATGCCCCTGACTTCGTTCGTGAACGTTCCGCGGCCGATGCTTATCTCGCCGAAGGTTCCGCGCTTGATCTTCTCCGCGCCCATCGACAAGTCTTTCCAGTTCACGCGCAGCACACGCACGTCGCAACCGTCCCACAAGCCGGCCGCGATGTCGGCTTCCTCGACGCCCAGAGCCAGCAATGCGCCCTTGGCGTCCATGTTGTCCACGGAGAGCGAGGACGAGGTTTCCACGGTGCTTGGCGTGGCGCCGAATGCTGGCTGGTACGTTACGCCGTCGAAGGTCAACGGCCTGTCGTGGTCTAGCGTGACGGCCAGGACGAAGCCGTCCGGGCGCGTGAGTTTTACCAAATGGGCGAGCGTGGTGCTGCCTTGCGCCATGTGCGCCTTGAGCGCCGAGCTAGTCGCCTTCATTCGCGGATTTCCTTGAGGACGACGGATGCGCCCGAGAAAAGCCTGCGCTCCGTGCTGCCAGGCACAGGCATATCCCAATCCAGCGTGTCAGACTCAAAATGGACCGGGACGCAGAATCTTCCCGACCAGGTCAGCGTGGCCGCATCGGCGAGCGTCATTGTCGACATCGTGATGCGGCCAGTTGTCGCGTCCAGCGTGTACGTTGACGGGCTGACCAGCACGCCGCTGCGGTACAGCGCAAAGCCATCCGCCTTGGGGCGCGTGATTGGCCGGTCCGAGTAGCGCGCGGATGTCGGGTCGACATAGCGCCGTTGAAGTTGATAGTGCGTCGTGCCGGTGAAGTAGCCGCCGAGTTCCGAATGAAAGACGGCCGGCTCATATGACACTGCGCTGGCGCCGGCAGTAACGATGCTGTCTGACGGGTCTTCGATCAGGAATCCATACGCGCCGGCCATCGTAATTTCGTGTATCGCCTGGATCTGCTGCCACCGCTCGATCTTCATGGGAACAATGCCGAGTTCGTATTCACGCAACGCCTGCGAACTGACGGCGTTAATCGACATATAACCTGTCTCGCCATGCTGAATGCGACTATTCGTGCGCGTGTTCTTGCCGCGGATGCCGGCAGCAATGACGCTGCCAGGCATGATTACGTCGCTTAATACTGTGATAGGCATTAGCCATTCCTCCTGGCGTGGCGTTGAAGCTCCCGGCCAGCCGTTGCGCCCCATTGCGCAGCGGTGGCTGCGCTGGAGCCTGCTGGAGGCGTGACGCTGACGTGCAGATGCGTGACGCTGCTGTCGCCGCCATTGACAACGGAAACCAAATTGGCCGGCGCTGCGGAGGCTGGCGCGCTTGTGTGGTCGCGCATGACAACGCCGCCCGTCGCGAATTGACGGGCCGGCAGGGTGCCGCCGAATACGCCGCCGCGCGCAAACGGAATCACATTGGATATTTCCCGCTCGATGACCCCGCCGGCCGCGAATGCCTTGACGGCGAGCCGTCCCGAGCGATCGCGCGTGAGTGGCATCAGCTTCGACTCGCCGCGCTCGCCGACAACAGTCACTGCCAGTTCACCGCCGTGGTCGCGCTTGAGCGGCATGATTGCTTCCGGACCCGCCTCGCCCATGAGCCCGGTCTTGCCGCCCTTCATTGGGAAGAAAGTTGGCGCGCTCACGACGGACGGAACGCCGCCCTTGGCGAACGGGATGACGTTGCCGGTGTTGAATATGTTTCCGTTGGCAGAGGCAACCACTGCCGCCTTGGCGAGCGCCCCGCCGGCAGAAGATGCGCCCGATGCCGCAAGCGCAGCGGTGGCCGCTTCGGCAACTGTCGCCAGCGCCGCGATTGCCGCTTCCGCAACTGACGCCATAGACGTGAGCGTCACCTCTGCGACCGATGCTTGGGAGGCTAGGGATGCTTCGGCCACCGATGCCAGCGCAGTAGATGATGCTGTCGTAATTGTTGCCGCTGCCGTGGCTGCTGCCGTGGTGTCTACCGCCCCGCCAGCAGCCGTGGCAATCGACCCAGCCACGCCAGCCGATGCAACCGGCACTTTGGACTGACCGCCGAACAGGCCGGAGACAACATCCACCGCTCCGCCCAGCGCACCGCTCTTGCTAAATAACTGCTCCGCGATATTGTGCGAAAGGATCTTGGTGATTTGCGCGCCGATGTCGGAAAACAGCGCTTTGAAAGCATCTTTGATGGTGGCCGTGCCACTCATCAGCTTTTCTAAAAAGGACTCGAAGGGATTGGAGAATGCTTCCTTGAATCTGTCGCGCACCAGGTCGGCAGATGCTGCCAGCTTTTCGACTTCGGCATACAACTCCTTTGCATGCTGAATGGCGCTCGGATCGCCTGATGCTCGCGCCACTTGGTCGAATGCATCGGCAACCTGCTTCAGATCCGCCGCGGCTTGCAGGCGGGCGTCGCCGACTTGCCGCAGGCTTTCAAGTTCCGTTGTGGCGCCGAGCTGCGCCCTGATCTGCGCGCGGTCGGTGGCAATCGACAGATCGGATTGAATGCGGGCGCCAACGCCATCGAGCCCGTTCAATTCTGCCCGCGCGATCGACAAATTCCTCAGCGTGGCCAGCCGCGCAAGATCGCCATTGCGCGCATCTGCCGCTTTCGTGTCGCCTGCTTTGACTGCAGCATCGCGCTCCGTGGTGATGCGCGTCTTGATGGGCTCGTTCGTCTGGTCGAACTGGATGGCGGCCGCTTGTGGCGCGTAGCCCTGCTGCTCCAGCAATTGGGCGTTGATGCCTTGCAGCGTCCTCTCGAAATCCTTGGCCGCCTTGTCTTGCTCGACAAGGGACTTGATCGTTTCGAGGCCCGCAGCTTTTTGCAGCCCCTCTTTCTTGTCCTTCAGTTCAGCGACCTTGTTGTCGCGATCGGCGGCGGCGCGCTCGTCCTTCGGCTTGTATGCCTTCAGAATCGCGAGTTCTTTGTCGATGTTTGCTACCTGCGCGCGCAGGGCTTCGGCCTGCACGGTGCGGCGGGCGTCGTAGTAATCCTTGATCGCTATCAGGTCTTGCTGATAATACGTCTGCAGGAATTCGTTGCGGGAGGCGAGGATTTCGCGCTCATCATTGTTGTTGCGTTCCAGTGCCTTGAGCTGGCCTTCGAGGATCTTCTTTGCGGGGTCGTCCTTGTTCCCACTGGCGCTCTGCAGCACCGGCGCGCGCGGCTTGACCGTGGCAGGCGCAGACGCCGCGGCGACGCGCCCTTCGTTCGAGTAGTCGCCTTGGCTCCCTTCCACCGCCTGATACGCCTGCTGGCTTTTCAGGAATCTCAGCTTCTTGCCAACGCCATCGAGCGCCTGCTCAATCCCCGATGTATCAGACCCCGCCTTTTTATAACGCTCCAGGGCAGCGGTGAGATCGTCAACATCCTCCTGGTATGCCTTGATATTTGAGCCAAGCGAGCGGAACGGGTTGATCGTCCCGTGCGTCAGGATCGCGTCCCAGAAGCTTGTCGCTTCCTTCCGGCCCGAGACTAATTCCTGGATAAACTCACCCAGTGGGCCGATCATGTCGTGGATGATGGTTTTGAAACCGTCCCCACCTTCCTTGGCCCGCAATAACTGGTCCGCCATGCCTTGCAGCGCTGGCAGGAGTTCGGCGGCGATCGTCCGTGAGACCGCACCGCTCAGCAGGTGGATCTTCCCCATCGTGTCGTTGAAAGCGTCGGCCTTGTCCGCGACATCTTGCGTGACGCCGGCGTACTTTTTGTAATACTCGATATTTTCCCGAAGCGCCTTGCCGCCTTCGTTCAGCAGCGCAATGTTGTCGGCGCCAGCCTTACCAAGTAGCCGATACGATATGGCCGCTTTTTCCGGGCCATCCGCATAGCCGGCGAACTTGTCTGCTATCTCGGCGAGAACCACGTCGGCCTTCTTCAGGTTCCCGGATGCATCTTTGATGTTGATGCCAAGCGCCTTGAAGGCGTCGCCAAACTCCTTGTTGCCGCCGGCCGCTTCCGCCAGGGACTTGTTCAGCTTGCCGGCGGCCGCTGCTACGCTTTCTAGGTCGCCGCCAGCCTGCCCGGCCGCGAAGCCGAGCCCGCCCAATGTGTCGACCGCAATGCCGGTCTTCTTGGACAGATCGTTGAGGTGGTCGGCGGCATCGATGGCGTTCTTGACGACAGCGACCAACGAGCCAGCAGTCAGGCCGGTAGCAAGGCCGGCCAAAGTCGCCTTGAGCGCAGTGAAGGCGAGGCCCATGCGGTTCGCGGACTTCTGCGTGTTGCGCTCGATCGAGTTCAGGGCGTCCTGAAACTTTGCGAACCGTGCCTCGATGTCAATGCTCAGTAATGGCACGGCTCACTCCCTCTTCTCGTTCAACTTGGTTTTGGCGACTGCCGTAAAGAATGCAACCGGGTCCGGCTCGACAGCCTCTTCCGGCTTGGCCAGGCTTGGCATGAAGTCGCTTGGCTGCGCAGGCTCTGCGTGCTCTGACCGCATCTTCCCGGCGTAATTGGCGATGGTCGATGCGACGACGCCCGCGCGCATGTCGTCGCGCGCCTCGCCCCATTGGTCATCTCGATACAAAGCCGTCCACAAGCTGAATTCCTGCGAACTCATGCTGCTTCTCAGCTCGTCAAGCGTCCGCCCCAGCCTCAAGGCCAGCATCATTGCTAGTCGGAGGTCGGGGCTGTCGCGTTTTTTTCTGCTTGCTTTCCGTCGATGTCAGACAGGCGCCAAGCGGTGTCCCACAGGCTCACCGCGGCGGCCAGATTCTTTGCGCCCCATGCCGCCCACTCGGCGGCTGTGAAAAGCTGCTCACCATCCGCATCAAGCACGCTAAGCTCCAGCAGCGGCGCCAGATGGCCGAAATCTTTTGAGCTTGGTCGCGACTTGTCTGTGAGTTGATGCGCCAGGTTCATGCGCTCACCAAGGTCCAGGCCGCGCACCAAAACATCGCCGCCCAGCTCAGGCACCGAGACCACCTCTTCAGGTAGTGAGGGTGCTTTTACATCTGACTTCCGGATAAGCATTTATGGTCCTTGAAATGAAAAAGCCACCTGAGAAGGTGGCTTGATGGGTGCTGCAATGAATCTGTTACGGCTGCTCGGCCTTTCGCCGTGCGTGATATTCGGTACGCGCTTGCGACATCTTTGCGATAGCTTCTGGCGAGCGCTTCTTTCCTTTGTTCGCCGCGCCTATCTTTGCCCGCCACTCATCAGAAAATGGGGCGCGCTTTTTGCCCAGCTTTCCCTCAGAAATTTTGGCCTTTACTTGCTCAGTCCGCGCAACCCCTCTCAGAGGGGCAATACGCTTTTCAATTAGTTCGGCAGATTGTTTCCTGCCTCGCAGCGCCGCAGCAATCCTTGCCTTTTCTTCCTCTGCCGGCATTCGCCCCGGCTTCCCAATATTCGCAAGACGTAAATTCTCTAGATGCTGCAATTGCTTCTCGGATCGCGGCTGCGCCTTTCGAAGCAATGCCAGCCTAGCTCGCGCTTCATCCGTGTACTTGCTGCCTAGCCTAGATCCTGCCGTGGGGCAGATGTTGTATTCCGGCTTGTAGTCGTCGATGCACAATTGCTCGTAGTGGGTGCAGTAATTTGGATCGCAGTGCAAGAGCGTGCGAATCTCAAATGCATCAGGACCATATTTGTCCCATGCTCGCTGCATCAGAACGCTGTTGTGATCGCCGCGCAATAAAGCATTGCGATGCTCTTTGAATCGTTTCTCAAGTTTGATGGCAGAGCCTATGTAGCACTTACCATTGAGAAGATTGACGATGGCGTAAACGCCAGAACTCTTGTGCATCGGATTCCCTTTCCAATGACCCCATTGAGAAGACAATCGCCAGGCCGTGGGATGCGGCTTTTCGGGAGCTACCCTAGGCGATTGCTAACTACATTATACGCCTATCACGCGTTGTAGATAGTTGGTCGTCCGAACATAGTTACAACAGATTGCGTAATAACCTTGTCCTGCGCATTGCCAGCCGGGAGCATGGTTGCGCCGATGTAGCCGTTGAATACGACCTTCTGCGCCCCCGAGAACGTGAAGCGAATACAACGCTGTGCCTGGTTGTCGGAAGCCGTCTTCATGGCGATCAGGGCGGCGTCGCTCGGGTCCCAGAGGTTCTCGAACGAATAGCTTGCGGCAGAAGCCAAGCCTGGGACTTGCTTCTTCACGTTGTCGTGGATGGTGGTGACGTCGATGAAATCGAAATCGCCGCCGCTTGCTGTCAGGCCGGTCGCGGTCGCCATGGTCGTGCCGAAGGTGATGGCCTGCGCCGAGCCAGAGCTGAAGGTGTCGAACAGCAGCGAGTTTTCGCCTTCGATTTCAAAAGTGCCGGAGGTGACGTTCGCCACGCGGAAAACGCGGCCGTCCACTTGCCACATGCCCTGCACGGTCAGCAGCACATAGTCGCCATTCGCGAAGCCATGCGTGGCGGCCGATACGACGCCGGTCGATGCCTTGCTAATGCCGGAAATGGTCTTGGCAGTGCCCAGCGCGGATTGGATCGAAACCTGCACGTTCGCCCACTTAACTACATTTGCCATGATGATGCCTCTCTAGATTGACGAGGCGGCACAAGGGCGGCGAGGCGCATACGCGCGAGGCCGACAGCGGGCTCGTTGAAGATTAAATTTCGCCGAATGGCGGGGTCAATACTTTTTGAAATGCTTCACCGGATCGGGATCATTCTCAACCTTGGGCGGCAGGATCTGATCGCCCAGCCATGATTCCCAGGCTGAGATCATCCCCTTTGCCAGCCGAATCAATGTCTGGTGCAGTTTGATGTTTGATGGTTTCATGTCCATGCCGTGCAGGTGATGACGGAAGAATAAGTGTCGGTGTCGGTGTCGTAATCCGGGTTCCGCCCAACCGGGCGCAAGCCACTGGAAGCCAGTGCCACTTCGACTGCATCGGCGAGCGCTTCAGCAGCTGGCCGCGACTTGGCGAAGCACCAGGTTTCAAGCGTCACGATGGTGGCGCGGGTCGCATTGCTGTGAATCGTGGTTACATACTCGGTATCGGTGCGCGCATACACGACGGCCGGCAGCGGCTTACCTTGCGGCAGGATGTCCGGATACACGCGGTCAGCGACGAGCGCAGTCACGCCAGCAGCGCCCAACAGGGCCGCATTAAGGGTTGATTCGGCGCTCATTTGTTGTTCATCTCCACGTTAGCCTTCTGAATGCGCGCCTCGATGCGTGAATTGAAGGCATTGATCGCTGCGTCCTGGCTGCCCTCGAATGCGCGTTTCATGAAGAACACGCCCGGCACAAATTTCGCGCCACTCGCCTTCAGCAGTGCGCGCTTCGCCTTCAGGCGGTCTTTGCTGCGCATTCCCCCAGCCTTAATCAATTCATTGGATTGGCGGCGCGTCAAACGCTCATCCTGGACCCTGTTGCCAGGGCCGCGCGCGAGATGGCCCGCCTCGACAAAAGGCCAGTAGAATGCGTCGCGTCCGGTGATTCTATTTTTCTTGCCCGAAGCGTCCTTTCCGCCCGTCCGCACGGAGACAACCACCACTTCCGCGCCAGGGCCGGATTTGCTGCGCGACCGGCCCGAATAGATTGCCTTTTTCAAATTGCCAGCGACGCGCGCGTACTTCTTGCGGGTGTCCGGCTTTTTCAGGACCGGCGCGTTGGCAATGGCAGCCCGCCTGAAAATTGTTCCAGCAGCCAGCGCACCGCTGCGCACAATCTTCTTTTCCATGTCCGAACCGAGCGCCTGCAGGCGCGACTTGAACTCGGGCAGGCCACTGATCTTGATCGCTACGCCATCAGCCATCGGTCAGCCCCTCGATCGTTATGATTTCCAACTCTTTGCGACGGCCGCCAATATCCATCACATCGTCAATGTCATAGTTTTTGCCATTGAATACGATCCGCATTTCAGCCGCTATATCGGCCCGATAGCGAGTGCGAAATCGCACGACTGACTCGGCCCGCTCTTGTTTGGCGCTGAAATACTCATGCCCGCGAACCGGATCAAACTGCGCCCATTCCGTCGCCACATTCGTCCATGCGACAATTTCCGAGCCATAGCTGGGGTCGCGCGTCACCGATCGCTGTTGGATCGTGATGAGATGACGACGTTTTCCGGCACCCATTACAGGCACCAGATTTTGTAAGCGTCCAGCAGGCAGTCGACGTGCGGTAATTCCGCCAGCGAGACGCCGACCGCGACGCTTTCACGGTTCTCGTACAGCATGCCGATCCGCAGCAGCATCCACTGCTTTATTTCCTGCGGCACGGCGCCGGCATTGGCATATCCTGCCTCGTACCGGACCAGCACCGCATTGGGCTGGCTGCGCGGCGACGGCCAGCTAGTGCCATATGCCGCGGTCAAGCGCCCCGGCGTGCTGTGACTGTCCGCCAGATAGGCAGCCGGGTCCAGCGTCCGCAGAACGCCGTCTGCGTCGACATACTTGACGCTCGTGACGGACGCCAGCGGCGCTTTCAGCAGGTGGATTTCGGTTGCAAACTCATCAAGCGCAAGCTCCCACGTCTGCGGCAATAGCGCGCGGCCGGTTGCCGTTTCTGCGCCCTGGCGGGCGGCAGCAATCAGCGCGTCCACCATTGCGTCTTCCGGATGCGGCGTGACATCGGTCACGTCGGCAATGATCCGGAGGTGCAGCTTGGCCTCCTGCCGCGTAATCGGCTCAACTGTTGGCGCCGTGATGAGCTTGGAAGCCATGGATGCCTTTTATTTGGTTTCGCGCTTCGTGCGCGCTTTGTTCTCGGCCGGCTTGTCGGCCTTTTCTTCCACTGCGACAGCGCCAAGATCGACGGCCGCAGCCAGCAATTCAGGCGGACAGTCATCGCCCGGCGCGTAATTGCGCGGGTAGACCTCGCCATCCGGAACGCCGATGAATGCTTTGGTAACTTTCATATGACTCCAAAAGCAAAAAGCCCCAATGAAGGGGCTTTCTACGGTTGTGCTGCTTATTACGCTAAATTCTTGTAGTCGGACAGTATTTGATTAGCCCAAGCTATTAAGTCTGACACTCGCTGCCCTGCAGGCTGAGACTTCACCCACAGTTCCAAATTCTCAGGCCGGTTATCGACGCGATTACCGTTTTTATGGTGCACGCTCTCGTTATCCTTCAATGGCCGGCCAATCATCTCGGCCATCACAGCACGATGCTGATACACGTAGCCGGTATGCTTACTTGCCCCCGGCTCCTGTCTGCCAACGTACCGCCACATATATCCTGTTGAGCATACGTGCCACTCGTCGCGCTTATTTTGGTGCCACTTAAACTTAGCGATATTGTGATCGCCGTATTTTTGAAACAAGTTGTAGTGCGCTGCGCACCGACTTTTTGCTACAACCTTCTTTTCGCATCCTTCTGCGATGCATTTTTCAGGCCGCGCTTGGTGGAATGACTGGCCAGCCAACGGGTCGCCGTACTTCCTGAATCTTTCGTAGTGCGCATGACACCAGCCGCCGTGCTTGTACTTGCGCTCACACCCTTCAATGCGGCATCGCTTTAATTCTTCTGTCATATGGCTACACCCGAAAATTAGGTGTAGCCATATTAACAAATTTAGGCGTTAAGTTGCAGAAATTTTAAGTAACTTGATTGCCTGGGTGTTGCGGAGCTTGCCGCCGACGCGCTTGCGCACGTAGAACTTGACGAAGCCCGGCGTGGTGATTTCATCGCGGGTGATCCGCATGCCGACGCGATCGGCAATCAGATAGCCCTCTTTGAAGTCGCCGAACGCCAGCGGGAAAGCATTGGCGGCAACAACCGGCATGTCTTCGGCTTCGACCACGCCATAGCCCATGAAGGTGTTCGGCTCGCCAGCGGTGACAGCGTTCTGCCACAGGTACTGGCCGGTCGAATCCTTGTACTTGCGCAAGGACGACAGCAGCAGCTTGGAAGTCACCCAAGTGGCGTTGTTGCGATAACGGGCACGCAGCGCGTACACCAGGTCATACAGGGTATCCAGGCTGGTCGGCATTGCTGCAGCTTGGCCGGATGCGATGTATTGCAGGGTGCCGAAAGCGCGGGCGCTGTCTGCGGTTGCCAGCGGTGCCGGGCCGCCCAGGAAGCCGGTAGGCTTCTTGGTGCCATTGCCGGCGACGAATGCGGCGCCTTCGCCAGCATAGATCGCTTCGGCTGCCGAGCTGATCAGCCAGTCTTCGACGTTGAAGAACAGATCGTCCAGCGATTCTTCCGTCGCTTGCGGCTTGGCAGATGCCATGCCGAAGGTAGGAGCGACCTCAGCCAGATCCGGGGTGTTGGTCTGGGCGCGAGTGTCGGTTTCGCCAACCCATTCAAACGCGGCGCCGTTCACGTCGAACAGCTCCTTGTAATCCGGGCTGCCAACGGTGCGAACCGTCGAGATTTGGCGGATTGGCGAAATGTCGACGCCGATTCGCGCAATGGCGCGCTCGATGACTTCAGGCAGGGCGAAGCCGCCAGCCGAGCCGGTGGAAGTGATGGTCTGGGTCGAGCGATTCTCGCGGCCTTCGGCGGACTTGGCTTCCAGTGCCTTCTGCGCTTGTGCTGCACGCTGCTGACGCTCATGGTCGGCCGGTGCGCGCATCCAGTCGATGAAGGCGCCGCGGTATTCTGCCGATTCCTTCGACTCGCCATCTTGCTTTTCGCCGGAGAACACACCAGGGCGGGACAGCTTGGCTTCCACTTTTTCGAGGCGGTTCTTGGCTTCGGTCATGGCGTCCATGTGGGCATCCATGCGGGCCAGCTTGGCGTCGAAATCGGCGGTCGAATTGCCAGCCTTAAAGGCTTCAATGCGGCCGTCATTGACCTTCTTGTATTCATCGAACGCGGTAGCGATCTTGTCAATCGCATCCGCCACGGACTTGATGCTTGGCTCTTCGCGCTTTTCGTATGCGACGAAGGTTGCAGCTTTCGCCTGGAAGGCGGCGAAGTGCGCGGCCATAGTGGCCAGAATGAGTGCTTTTTTCATTGGGTTTCTTTCAGGAGTTGAGTGAAGCGATCAGCCGATTGGCGGCGCTCATTGCTTTGGCGGTCGAATCCACGGAATCACTCCGCTCCTCTCCCATCCGCATAACGCGAGACACGAATGCCGTCGCGTCGGACTTACTGAACCCGGCATCGCGCAGGGTCCGTTCTGCATCTTTCGGCGCGGCCATCTGGTCGGCGCTCTTGACGTTGGTCACGCGCGCCTTTTCGTTGGCCGGGAAGGTCACCAGGGAGACTTCCCACAGATCGATTTCGGTCAGGGTCCGCACTTCCGTTTCTCGGTCGTAGCCCCACTGTTTCGACACAAAGCCGATGGACAGGCCATTCAGCGCGCCCATTTTCAGGAGTGCATGCGCTTCCTTGCCCTTGGTCGTGTCCAACGCCAGCTTGCCCTTGATGTGCAGGCCCTTGCTGTCTTCGGTCATGTCGGTCCAGACGCCGATGGGCTGACTGGCGTCGTGCTGCCACAGCATCGCCGGCATGGTGCCTTCGGCCTTGTGCGCCTTGATGCTGCCAGCGAACGCGCCGCCCGCGATTACATCATCGTAGCTGTCACGAACGCCGAAAACCGACCCGTAACCCTCTACGGTGCCATCGTCGCCAGTGGCTTTGATCTGCAGGACGTAGGAGCGGACCTCGCGCCCGCCTGCTGCCTCACGCTTTTCCAGCGTCTGCCGGTTTTTCATCGGGTTTTCCTTGGTCGCCAGATTGCATATTCATCGGTGTGAGCGGCTCATTCAAACCCTCAAGCGGGTCCAGCCCCTCGTTGTCTCGTATTTCGTTGCGGGTATAGATACCCATTTCCACCATCGTGCGCGCCCATTGCGCGCGATCTGCCATTGACCCGGCCATCATGTAGCGAACATCGAACTCGGAGAACAGCGGGCCGGAACCGTCCAGCAGCATTTCGTCAATGCGCTGCGTCCAGGCGCGATGCCAAGGCTCAAGTGTGTGTTTGACGTGTGCGCTGAAGAAGGCTTCGGAGCTGGCAAACGTCGACGCCTTGTCCGAGTGACCAACCATGATTGGAAACACGCCATAACCACGGCATATCTCCTCAATCTGCAGGCGGCGCGTCTCAACATGCTGCGCATCGACGCCATTAATCGCGGTACTCATCCACTTCGCAGCGCGATCCAGCACCAGGGGATTGCCGGCGTTTTCGACGCCGCCCTTGGTCTTCAGCCACTGCGTCAGGCGATCATGCTGCTCTGGGTTTAGCGTGCCGTCGACGGAATAGACGCCACTGGTGCGCAGGCCGTTTGCGTGCATCGCAGCCTGGCTTTTCTCGGTGGCGATGGATAGGCCAATTGCCGAGCGCGCGAGGGAAACGGCGTTCATGCTCTCGACCCAATCCCACTGGACGCCATTCAGGATGAATACATCTTCTGGCGCGAAGTCGCCGATCATGCCGAACTGGTCCCAGCAGCGATAGCGGATTTCATAGCGCGACACCCGGCGCACATCCCACTGCCCAGGCATGACTGGGATCAGCTCCTTGACGCGCCTATTGTCGCCCCGAACCTTGATCGATAGCCCTGTTCCAGTCAGCGCGGCATGGATGGTCATTTGCCGGCGCCACTCGAATGACGTTTGCCATTCGTTCGGGCGGCGAGACAGTAGGCGATACTCAGGGATATTCGTTGCCTTCTCGCTCGTGCCGTCTGCCTTTTCCCGCTTGATATGCAAATTAGGCGTCGCGCAACCGTCTGCGATGGCCTTCACGCAGGCCAGAACGGTCGAAACCTGCAGCGCCGTCTTGTCAGTAATATGCACGCCAGCGACCGTACCGCCGCCCACGCCGTCGATCAGGCTCGCCACCTGATCGTAGGTGAGCTGGGCCGCCTTGCGCCCAAACAGTCGGTCAATTATTTTCACACGGTGTCCCAAAATGAGTTGCCAATTCCGACCGGGTTCAGCGACATCAGCGTCACGGCGTTAAATGCGGCCAGCAGCGGATCAATTTTTCCTGTCCCGGATGCCTGCTTCGTGATCACTACAGCGTTACCCCTCGGCTCAATCCTTGCGTTGCCGACGCACCAGTTCATAAGCGGCTGGGCTCCATGCACCAGCACACCTTCAGCCAACTTTCGCTCGGCGGTTTTCAGTGCGCCCGTCATCTTCCAGCCCTGCGAAATGCCGATTACCTTCTCTTCGGGGATCTCGGCCTCGACCAGCGCATCCAGGATGCCGCCCAGCCCAGCCGGGTCACAGCCCACCTTATCCAGTAGGCCGGATGCCTCGCAGCGCGCGACAATCTCGGCAACTTCGTACACGTCATCGCCCATGGCCTTGACCAGCGACAGGTCGCCCTGCTTCGCGAAGTCATGCAGCCGCGGCGCGATCTCTTTCCGGCGTTCCAGTACGGAGGGATGCGCCCATGCATGGGTCCACAGCAACCATTCGCGAGTCTCGCGGTCCCGCCCTATCACCGCCAGGCCAAGCAAGTCATCCAGGCCGCCGCCGTCGATGCCGATGTCAACCACCTCGGAGCGTTCAAGCACCTCATCCAGCGTCAGGCCGGGGCGTCCTTGCTGCTCCCAGAAGTCCGCGCCGGCCCAACGGTCAGACCGCAGGTTGAGCCCAATTTCGACGTTGCCATGCTTGGCAAGGAAGCCGCGGAACGACTCTTCGCCGCCCTGCTGCGCCTTGGTGAACTCCCGCTGCAGGAACTGCCGGTCTACCGAGTAACCAAGATTCGGATTGACCAGGGCGAGGTTCTCGGCCTTCAGGTGATCCTTTGACGCCACCATTTCAGGCGGATGCTCAAAAATGATCGGCACGAAGCCCGGATCGATCACCTTGCCGTCCCGAACGTCGCGCGCATAGTCCAGCTTCTGCTTAAACACGCCGGCTGGCGGGTCGTCGCTCTGC